AGGTACTACTTTAAATGAAAGTGGACATGATTACGCTATATATGTACATGAAATCCCGCCTGATACTGGTGGTAGGTGGGGTCATGGTAATAAGCATAAGCCTCCTACTTGTTATAAGTATTTAGAGGTACCAGCAGTAAATGAATTTTCTAGAGCTGATGGTTCTATGAAGAGGATAGTGGGATATAAAATAAAGAAAGCCTGGGATCAAGCATGATGCTAGATGAGGTGGCAACGTATTTAACAGCAACATTTTTTGGTGCTGTTACACCTCATTTGATATCTGGTACCAATCTATTTACAGGACGTATGACTGAGACTCCAGATTTTGCTATAGCGTTATATGAATATCCTGGTGGTGTTGGAGGATATTTATTAGGTGGAGGAAAACGTCGATATGAGAATCCTCGTCTTCAAGTAATTATAAGAGATGCTGAATTTAATTATGCGTCTACTAGAGATATGTTAGAACGTATAGTTAATGTACTTGATAATATAACCGATGTTACATTGAGTGGAACTAAATATTTACGTATTGAAGCTGTTTCTACTCCTATGCCATTACCGGCAGATGCTCAAGACAGGGTGATGTTTTCTGTCGATTTCAATGTTATAAAAGAATTAAGTGGGGTGGCATCACCATGAGCAACTTACGTGTTATAGCTGATGGTATTAACTATCCTGGCCCTGACGGTAATGAGGTGCGGGCTAAGAAAGGAGATATAATAAGTTTACCTGACAAGTCTATGAAGCAAGAAATAGCTGATGGTACGGTAGAATTATATAATCCTAATGCTTATGTTGTGCCTCAAGCTCCTGCTCTTGTTGTAGATACTGCTGTAAGTGATATGGAAGGGGGGTACTGATATGACATTTAGTCACGGCAGTAAGGCTAAGGTATATCTTAATGGTTACAATGTCTCTATATACTTGCGTAACTTTCAATCTGCTTATACCACAGACACTGCTGAAACTTCTACATTTGGCAATCTATTCAAGACTTATACACCAGGTTTAAAGGACGGCACGCTTACTACGGATGGCATCTTTGATGGTGCTACTGATGCTATAGATCAAGTCTTTAGTACTGCATTAGCTGGTACTACTGATGATATATTTTCGTTTATGCCACAAGGTGATACTTATGGTAGTAGAGGTGCTGGGTTTGCTTCAGTAGTTACCAGCTATCAAAGTACGGCTGGTATTGGCGATGTTTCAACTGTATCACTTCAAGGCCAAAATGATATGGGGCAGGAAATTGGAGTAGTACATCATATATTACAGAATGAAGCTGCTCCTGGTAATGATGCTACTAGTATTGATAATGGAGCTGCGTCTACAGGTGGTTGGTCTGCTTATATGCAAACTATAGATGTTAATGCTTCACTTATTGTAAAAGTACAAGATTCGGCAGATAATGCTGTGTGGGCTGATGTGGCGGGAGGCACGTTCGCTACGGTCACTGCTAACACGCGTGCTGCACAGCGTCTCACGAGCGCTACAGGGGCCACGCTGAGGCGGTATACACGATCCTTGTGGACGGGAACAGGAACCTTTTCATTAATAGTTGTTCGACTCTAATAAGGGTGGTGAACTAGCGTGGCGTTTATTCATGGATCCAAGGCAAAATTTGGACTTGGTACTGCTGGTACTCCAACAGTTATTGTAGATCGTTCTCCTTTCATTATGAACATTCAGTTTCCACAGACTTCTGATACTGCTGAAACTTCTACTTTAGGTAACCTCTTCAAAACTTATGTTCCTGGTCTTACCGACTCTACTGTTTCTATTGATGGTCGTTATGATCCCACTTTAGATGCAGTCTTGTTTGCACTTATGGGTACTGCTTCAGTGAATTTTCAGTATGATCCACAGGGATCAACGACTGGACTTATTCGATTTACTGGTTCTGCTGTACCTACCTCTTACCAGGTAACGGCCGGTATTGGTGACGTATCATCTTGGACTTTTGCTATGCAGTGTACTTCAGCTATTGTTCGCGCCACGATTTAATCAAATACTAATTAAGGATGAGTAATGGCTACGCGACGTCCATTGAGCATTGACCAGATAGTAGAACGTTCTACTATTCGACCTCTTGAGTTTGAAGTAAAAGAATGGGATGGTAACGTTCTCTTACAAGGTATCAGTAAATTAGAACAGAAGGAATTGTGGGAGCGTGCTAAGACAGGTGTTGGTGAAGACGTGGATGCGGAAGTTCTTAACCGACTTCTTCTCCAGCATGGTATGCTTGATCCTATTGTTGATGATGCGGCTTATACTAAGCTTTCTGCTGGATATGCTGGTTCGTTAGATAAAATTGTTATGAAGATTATGGAGATATCTCACTTCGGGGATAAAGAGTTAAGAGCAGTGCAAAAGAAATTTCCAACTGAACCCGGAGGAACGGTTTCTGTATAGACTAGCTCGTGATTTACATAGAACTGTATTCGAATTATTATATGGTACACCAGTTCCTATTACGTATATGGATGATGGTAAATTAATAACTTGTATTAGTTATGTAGGTGGACTTACTCATGAGGAGTATGTACACTGGATAGCTTACTATCAAATTGAAGCAGACGAGAAGCAACGTGCTGAAGCAGCTAAGGCTTCTCGTCGGTAGAGATAAAGGGGTATCCGCGTCATGGCTAGTAGAGTGCGACTTGATGCAATTATCGACGCGGATACCTCTGGTTTAATTAAAAAGGTAGATGCGGCACAACTTAAATTGGATAAGTTTGCTAGTAAGAAATATGATGCAGCACTTACTTTAAATGTTGCTAAGGTTACAGCAGACATAGGTAAAGTAAAAGCTAAATTAGATGAGTTTACTGCTAAAAAGTATAGTCCAAAAGTTGCTTTAGATACTACTGAATTTGATAAGAAATTAGTATTAGTAAAAGCTAAACTTGCTGACTTGAATAAAAGGTTTCAAGTTACTATAGGTTTAAATGATTCTGAGATGGGCCGCAAGATAGATAATATGAAACGGCGTCTATCTCAAATTAGTAGCACTAGCTCTATTCTTACTTTGAACACTAGTGACTGTAACAGGCGTATAGATGAAATTAAACGTCGACTTGCTAGCCTTGGTGGTAATACATCTAGCATTTTGTTAGATACTAAAGACTTTGATTTAAAGATAGATAAAATAAAGCAGAAGCTTGAATCTATTGGTAGTGGTAGTACTAGTGTATTGTTAGATACTAAAGAATTTGAAAGAAAAATTCAAGATGTAAAAACAAAACTTAGTGGTGTTGGTGCTGGTTCAGCTACTCTTGATTTGAACATTACTAAATTTACGGCTCAATTAAATAAAGCTGGAACTCAATTAGATAAATTTGCAACTAAGAGTGCTAATATAAAAATTACAGCAGACTTTACTGATGTTATTAGAAAAATAGATGCCGTTAAAGCTAAGATAGATGGTTTAAAAACTCTAAGTGCTAATATAAAAGTAACAGCAGATACAAGTGAAGTCACTAGAAAATTAGCTGATGTTAGTGCATTAATTGATAGGGTATCAATTAAAAGTGCTAGCATAAAAGTAACGGCTGATACAAGCCAGGTAACTGTTAAGTTAGATGCAGTTATAGCTAGGATGGATAGATTACAGGGCAAGAGCGCTAATATAGTAGTTACAGCAGATACTAGTAATGCTTTACGTAAAATGGATGATGTTATAGCTAAAGTAAATGATTTAAAAACTAGGAGTGCCAATATAAAAATTACAGCAGATACTAGTGATGTTACTAGAAAAATAACTGATGTCTTGACTATGGTAAGAACTCTTAATAGATATTCTATTACTATTACGGCTGATATTACTGAAGCCAAAGCAAAAATTATGGAACTTAAAGCAATGTTACGAGAATTATCTGGTTATAAAATTACTATTGGAGCAGATACTGCCGGTGCTCGAGCAGAAATAGATAGGCTGAAAGCTAGATTAGATACTATACGGGATAGAACAGTACGGGTTAGAGTAAATACAAATCGTAGTGAAGTAGATAGCTTTACAAGTTCATTAGGAGGTGGTGGTGGAGCTGGTGGTAGCAGTGGTGGCGGTCTTATGGGTGCCTTACAAAGAATAGCTGTATTAGCAGGTCGTAATCCATTAGCGGCTTTGGGTGCTACTGCCGCTGCTGCTGGTGGACAATTTCTATCTCTTACACAAGGTGTTTTAAGCGCGGCACAATCTATTGGCACAATGTTACCTTCTGCTATATCGGTAGCGATGCAAGCATTTGGTGGAATCAAATTAGCGTTTAGTGGTGTTAGTGGTGCTCTTTCTGCTTATGATTCACAACAAAAATCAACAGCTAAATCGGCAACTACAGCCTCTAATCAGATGGCAGGTGCTACTGCTGCTGTAACTAATGCACAAAATCAATTAACTACAGCTCAAAATACTAGTTCGGCGTCAATACAAAAAGCTAATGCCGCAGTAGAGAGTTCGCAAAAAAGTCTCACTGCGGCACAAGATGCGGGTGCTGCCTCAGCACAAAAAGCTGATTACGCTGTAGAAAAAGCACAAGCGCATCTTACTGCTGTACAAAATGCCGGAGCATCTTCAGCAGAAAAAGCTAACTACGCTGTAGAAAAAGCACAGAGAAATCTTACTGCTGCACAAAATGCTGGTGCTACTTCAGCAAGTAATGCAAATAGTGTCGTAGCAGCTAGTCAAAATAAATTAACTGCTACGCAAAATGCTGGTACTGTTGCAGTACAAAAAGCTACTGCAATAGCAGTGGCTGCTGCTAGTTCATTAACTATTGCACAGGATGCAGTTACTAAAGCGGTAGACACTACTCGGAATGCACAAAACTCATATGAATCATCTTTATTAAGTCTAACTAGTGCACAAGATACTTATAAAGTTTCAACAATGGCTGTAACTGCTGCACAACAAACATTAAATACAGCAAGGCAAACTGCTATTCAAACATTAAAAGATTTGAATACTCAAACAATACGTGGTAGTTTAGATCAACGTGGTGCTATATTAAATTTACAGCAGGCACAACTTGATTTAAACACTACCATGGCAGATCCTAAAGCTACTGGATTAATGAAAGCACAAGCATTATTACGAAGAGATATAGCTAATCAAGACCTTAAAGATACTCTTGATAAAGTAGCAAAGGATAAAGCTGCTGCTGCGGTTACAATTAAAGCTGGTATTGAAGGTGATAAGGCAGTAATAGCTGCAAAGACTGGTGTAACTAAGGCTAATATATCTGCTGAAAAAGCAGCTAATAGTTTAAATAAAGCTACTTTTGCTAGTTCTAATTCTGCTAATAATTTAGAAAAAGCACAGATATCTCAAAAAGACGCTACTATTAAATTAGCTATGGCACAAGCTAAGGCTGGGCAAGCTCAAGCTGGCATTGCTGCTGTTTCAGTAAGTTCTAATAGTAAAGTAGCAGCAGCGCAGGCCGCACTTACTAAAGCACAAAAAGGAACGGCAGGTTCTACTGATAGAATAGCAGCAGCACAAGCTGCACTTACACAAGCTCAGAAGAATGCGGCTAGTAGTCAAGTAGGCTCTACTGATAAAATAGCAGCAGCACAAGCAGCGCTTGCTCAAGCACAAAAGAATTCAGCTAGTAGCCAGGTAGCTTCTAAAAATAAAATAGGGGCTGCACAAGATAAACTTACACAATCTCAGGCGGCTGCTGCCAGTGTTCAGACTGCGGCTGATGCTAGGATCAAGAGTGCACAAGACAAGCTCTCACAGGCACAAGAGCGGCTTGGGAAGATAAGTGCAGTAGCAGGTAATCAGGCTGCTGGAGCTTTTAATGCTTTTGATTATGCTATGTCAAAGCTCCCGCCTGCAACCCAAAACTTTGTACGTGAATTAATTAAAATGAAGAAAGAGATACAACCATTACATGCTGCATCTGCTGTTATGTTTACAGGTATGATAGATGGTCTACACAGTGTAATGACAAACATGCCTGTACTTGTTACAGGATTTAAGCAGACAGGTTTAGCTATTGGTGATGTAGCTAGACAAGCTGGTAAAGCTTTATCTGGTCCGCTCTTTAGAAAAGATTTGTCAAAATTAATGGCAGATAATGCAACTATTATTCATAATGTAGGTTTAGCATTAGTAGCATTAATAAGACCATTTATGGATTTAGCAGTTGTTGGTTCACATATATTTGCAGCTTTCTCTCCACAGTTAATAATGTGGGCTAAGCATTTAGCTATATATGTACAAGCAAAACGTCAGTCTGGTGAATTAGCTAAAACATTAGAGCAACAATTTCATAATCTACAATCATTTGGTAAAATAATTTGGAGTTTCTTTTCAATAGTTAATAGTGTATTAAAAGCTGCTCGTACGGCATCAGGAGATACACTTGGTACATTTGCAGATTGGTTAAAGAAAATAGCGGCTGCTGCTAAAGATGTCAATGGCCAAAATAAGATGGTTAAATTTTTCCAAGATTTGAATAGTGCTGGTAGTTTTGTTTGGCATACCATTGAATCTATTGCGCGAGTACTTAAAGATTTCTTTGTAGGATTAACTGGTGGTACTAGTACAGTACATAGTTTTTCAGCAGAATTAAGAAAAATGGGCGATTCTTTTAATAGTTGGTCTTCAAGCAAGAAGACCCGAGATGAAATATTAAATTTTGGTAAAAGCACACGTGATACTTTTGCACCCGCTTTCAAAGAAATTGATGCTGCTATAAAAACAATATTACTTCCAGCACTAGTAAGTGGTGGTAATGGTGTTCATACACTAAGTGGCATATTTGGTATATTTGCTACTTTATTAAAAGGGATAGATTGGACTTCAGTAGCAACTGCTATAGTAAAAGTAGGTACAAGTTTTCAGAGTCTTACTCCATATTTGAATATTGCTACCACTGCAATAAATATGGTAAT